CTAGTAATTTCACAGTAAATGCTAATTCGGCGCTATCAACTATAAACACCATAATGGGATTAGGATCGTCCGCCTTAACTAGCGCAAGTCTAACGCTTACATTCCCTTTTGTAGTGAATTTTCTACCTATTCCGCGCTTAAACTTTAGGTCGTCTTATTTCAAAACTGGCAACTATAATAGCGCTGATGGTAGTAGTGATGTATTTCTCTGCCTACAAAATAATGCGGGTCAAAATGCCGTAATCAATTATGTGAATCAAACTGTATCGCGATATTTGATTGAGGATAAGAATATTACCCAATTTAATATTCGCGTCACCGATGAGGCAAATCAACTAATTAATTTCAATAATGTGGATTGGTTTATGAGTTTTCAGATTGATATTGAATATTTAGAAGAACCTAAGAATACTGCCCCGTCCTTTAGCAATGTTTTACGAAAAGCACAATAAACATGGTTTGTTATATTATAATACACAATGTCTTCTAATGCCTTTCCTTCGTCTGCTATGGGTCTTCCTAATGCCCTCAAATATGATTTGCCCCCGTCTATGTCTGATAGTGCCCGTGCCTATAGTGTAAATGTTGCCCCCGATGGTATTACTACCGTCACTGCGCCTAATACATTTTTGGCATTCACTGCTACGAGCGCTGTAGCACAGGCGGCATTTACTAGTCAAAATGTGTCATTTACTATCCCATCCGGTATGTCTGATTCCGTTTTCATGGATACTATGAATACCACATTGTCTTTCTCTTTGGTCTATACCACAACTGCCACCGCTGCCGTTGTTACTGGTCGTGCTAAGTTGTTGTCATCCGCTGCGTCATTCTTTGATGCCCTACAATTATATAGCAACAATACCCCTATTGAAACGATTAATCAGTATGGTCTCTTACAGCATTTCCTCCTACAAAATACCGTTAGTCAATCTGAGCGTTTTGGCGGTATTAGTATTGCTATGGGCGCTGATAATAACTCGGCAAATGGTATTGATATTCCCTTTACCGGCGCATCTACCACATACAAATTGAGTTTCTGTATTCCCCTTATTTCGGTTATTGGTCTCTCAACCGATAAGTTTTTCCCCATTGGTTCGGTAAATAATTTACAACTTGTCATGACTACTGCCGCATTATGCCCGATTGTTACCGGCGATTGTTCGGCATTCACTACATCTCCTACCTTCAGTTCCGTTGTCCTATCTGATTTCCGCCTCAATATGAAATACATAGATGTCGGCGATTCTGCCGCTGCTATGCTTAGGCAAACCCTTCAGGATGGCAAATGGTTTATCAAATCTTCTACCTACACTAACTCTGCCGTGACTATCGGCAACGGTAGTTCGGGCGCGCAACAGTTATTACTTCAAATTAGAAATAGTTCCGTTAAATCCGTCTATCATCAGTTCGGCATAAATATTTCTGCCGTTAGTCCTAATGGTGCCTATGATGCTATTAATATTGGTACTAACTTGCGTCAATTACAGGTAGGAGGGTCATTCTATCCTAATTACCCAATTAATGATAATCAGCGCCCTGCAGAGGGGTATTGTTATTTGATACAAGCATTAGGCGGATCTATTCCCAAATCATTCGGCACGGTTGTTGATAGATTCATGTATTCTTCCGTTGGTGGTATTGCTTCCGTTGCTGCTGGTAGTGAAAATTGCTTGGTTATTCCCACAGTAGCGTCATCAGTCGTCGTTAGAGTGCCTCCTACTGGTGCTGTGCCTACTACTTCCGTATCTGTCCTTGATTACCCCTCATCTGCCTTTTACGGGTATGATTTAGAAAAATCATCGGGTATCCTATTTCAGGGTGTCAATACCCGTGCTAGTCCCCCGTTCCTTAATCTTAACTTGGGTTCTACCTTGACTGCTGCCGTTAATTGTCAATCATGGGGTTATTCGGATGTAGTGTTGGTTATTGACTATGAGAGTAAGCAATGCACGGCATTCATCTAAATGTAGTAGTGATCATATAGGTCTCATCGTTTTCATCATTTGGGCGATTGGGCGTTAGGGTGTTGGCGATGAGTTGGCAACCTTGTTTAATAAATGGATTTTAAATGTAGGTTATCCAAGTTATCCCTTTTATCATACTAGGATAACATTGATAACTTGGATAACCTACATCCATTTTCAAAATAATTTAACCTTTCTCAAATCATCATAAACACCCAAACACCCAAACACCTAAAATAAATAGAAACTGATGAAAATGATGAGTATTATTGTTGGATTAAACAATTAACTTAATATTTTATAGTTTAAACAGTGAAACTATAGCAAATTTTGTTTAACTTAACAATAAAATTAATTTTATTTATATTCTAAGCAATTTAACTTAATAATTTGTTGTTTAACCACTATTATTTTAGGATAATTGTTTAACTTAACAATTAACCGATTAAATTCTTATGAAAATGTATCATGATATTTTATAATGGTTTTTAAAAACAAAGAAGATAGAAATGAATATCAAAAAAACTATTACGCAAATAATAAATATCTACTACGCGCAAAAGCAAATGTAGCATATTCAAAATTTAAAAAGAAAACTGGCACTACTACGCTTGTAACGCGTCGCATAGAGAATGATTTAGCGGAGAATGAAAGGCGCGCTAATGAATTTCGCGAACTATTATCTCGCGCTAATTCAAATAACAATGCCAATACAGTTGCTGACAAATCCCGAACCGAATCTAAAGAAACCTAAATTCTTGGTAGATGGCAAACTACATGACAAACTAGATGATTACGAAATTACGAAATTAATGAATAGGCATAACTTTACACCATTCTTAGGAAAGGCAGGTAGTGGCAAATCCACGCTATTAGTGTCGCTTTTACAAACCCCCGCCCTATTTAAAAAGGTATATCACACGATCATCTTATTCTGTCCTCCAAATAGCAGGGCATCTATTAAAAATGATTTCTGGTCGGTATTGCCCGAAGAACAAATATACGATGAACTTAATATTGAAAATTTACAGGAGGCATATCAAATAGCAGAGGCAAACGCGAGCGAAGGATTTAGAACACTTATCGTCTTAGATGATGTGCAGAAAAACCTAAAGGGTGATAGTGAAAAATTACTATTACATATGGTTAATAACAGGCGCCATGCCGCCCTAAGTATTTGGTTATGTTGTCAAACATTTAAAAGCATACCGCGGCAGGTGAGGCAGGGTTTAACCGATATGTTTGTATTTAAAGTAAATAAGAATGAAACCGCCAATATATTTGATGAAATACTTGAACTACCGCCTGATGTATTTACAGATATTCAAAAAATTCTATTCAAGAAGGCACATGATTTTTTCTATATCAACACGGCATCACAGCGAATTTTCTATAACTGGGACGAAATAATTGTCGTTGAATAAGTTATATAAACGAATGAGTGGAGCAAAAAAATTCTTTCAAAAACTAGGAAGCGATACTAAAAAATTCTTTTCTAAGGGAGGCGCAGCAGATGTTGGACTTAGAAAATTCGGTAATACACTTTCAAAAGTCGGCGGTGTAGCGCAGAAATTAGCGCCGTTAGCGTTGGCAGTTGCACCCGAATTTGCTGTCCCTTTAATGGCAGGTGGTGCTTTAGCGAAGATTGGCGGTAAGACCGCTTTGGGAATTAGAAAAGGTGCTAGAAAGGGAGGCGACATAGTTCAGAAAACGGAGAATATAGTTGGCGCAGTTAAATCAGGTATTGAGGCGGCAAAACCCGAAGCAGCGCAATTAGGTGTTAATTTTGCCTAATCATTATTTAATCATTAGGACTAATGAATTATTTATTTCTATTCTAGTATTATAGAAATCAATGCAAGTAGGACAATACAGACCGGATATTTTAAATAATAAAGCATCGTCAAAAACATCATTTAGTGTTGTATGCGATATTTTTAATACAACATCATTTAGTGGGACGCAATTCAATCCTACATTTAACTTGGATTTAAAACAGATAGTCAAGGATATTAAATTATTAGAACGCCCATACAAAGTGTCATTCTTATTTACTTTAAATACAAACATATCGG